GTGATTTTATACCAGATAATGATGAGTTAATGAAAGATATTATAGGGTGTTTTCTAAATGTACAAGAATCGTCTCTTCCTAAGTGGGCTACATGTGTAAAACGAGAGGAAGATGATAAATATATTATAAGTGCTGTAACTGTTAACGCGGATGGTACTAATACAACATATCCAAATTTAATATGGGCTATGATACATAAAGATTTGCCGTCTCCGCCCCCACAACCGCCCCCATCTCCGCAACCATCCTCTTCTCCTAGCGGTAAGCGTAAATCATCTGTAACATCATCAGAACTTCGTGCGAATTCTGCCACTGGTCAGGACGATTATGGTCCATTAGATAAATTATTTATGGATTTAAGTGATGACCCTGCTTATAAACTTATTCTTGAGAAAAATAGAAAATCCCCACTTCCCATAAGTATTCGAACAATAGCAAAACGCGGAGAAACTATTCAATGGATTAAAGATCGATATGCTGCTATGCTTAATCGTATCGAAAGAATATGTGGATTATTAAATACACCTGAACGAAAAGCTAATTGGCATACAAAATATACTGAACAACCCGCTCTTCAGGATCCAAAATTTATAAGACGTATAGTATTTGAAGCAGTAGAAGATGATGTTATTGAAGCCAGTATGATAGCTAATCTTGAGCGAAGACGAAATGATGAAAGTATTATCAAGGTAGATATTTTAAAGCAAATGAGAGACACCGATAAAATGATTAAAGATAGTATTCGTGATATGCGTCCAGAAGGGGATGATCCTGCTGCGCGTAGACGAGCTCAAAATAGTGCGCAAGACAGAGTGAATTATACACTAAATAATACCTTTTTAGAATTGCGCGCAAGACATAATCGTGGAGAAGTTCCTGCTTGGCGCCGTCGTTCTATGCTTGGTGCTCCTCTAGCTCCGCCTATGCCTATGTCTAGTGCGCCACGAACATGGGGTAATTATTGGGCACAAACATTTAGTAAAAAACCAAAACCCTCCCGTAAAACCCGCAAAGCCCGAAAAGCCGCTAAGAAAAATACCCGCCGTAAGTAAGAATGACAAAAATCGGTCACATGACCCGCAAATTTAGACCTACTACTGCGTTCAAGGTAAAACTCACGAAGCGTAACGTGAAACATATGCTCAACCGCAATGCGAATATTCTACCCACCCGATACGGCTTAGCCCTTAAACGCTTAGCCCCGATGGTAAGCAAGGTAGAGCGCATTGTAGAAAACGATGGTGATATTATCTCCGATTTACAGGCGGATTTGGCGATTCATCTCGGTAAAATCCGTATATCTTGCGAAAAGGCATTAGAACGGCACAAAGAGGAAGCCGTTATGAACAACAATAATATGATGGGAACCCACAACAGTGGTAATAAGGCAAATAATAATATAACTAACGCAAATCTCAAGAAACTACAGCGTATGATTAATCGTAATATGGCAAAGAAGCAGAAGAATGCGGGTGTCAATGATTTATTAGCGAGCTTTGGCTCGCTGAAATTCTAACAATAGAATAGCAGATGCCCGAGACCGCACAGACGTACGCAAATATGCTAAAAATACAAGCGGCGCAACAATTGGCGGGGAATACAAAATCATCTAAATCTCCGCTACCTGTAATAGTGGCGCCAAAGGGAGCCCCGCGAAATATAAATTTAAGTAATTTTACGCCTGCGCAACACGTACATCTTGCAGCAGTAGCAGCAGCTATGCGACCTAGAGAACCGACCGAACTAGAGAAATCGTATAATTCATTAAAAAAGGCGGAAGCTGCTGGAAAAAAGCGTGCACGCCGAACGCGCCGAACACGCAAATCCAACCGCAGCACAACCCGCCGTAAGTAATCACGCAAAAAAATATATAACGCAACCAAACTGATTTGAATGCGTTATATAAAACACTAAATGCCCTCACCACCACATCAACTATTTGTTAGAAACTTACAGGTCTCTTTTGCGAATGGATGATCCGCTTCTGTATAGAATCGCACAGTTTTTCCCTTTGTATATATGTCAATTGACGCGCCTACATCAAGATAAGTATTGGTTGGATAGAGTTTTATACACATAGGAATCCATATCTTTGAAAGCGGTCCGGCTGAGAAGCAAATAAGCTCATTTTGGAGTGGTTTTATAAACTCGAGAAGCCGCCCAGTCTCCTCATTACTCTTTGTATCCCACATATCGACAAGTTGCGCATCAATAATGTGGCGCGCCTTGATTGGTAGCACCCCATCCTTTGTACCTGAGGTAACAACATAGAACCCCTTCGTATATCCCTTAAGATACTTAATGAATACATCCCAATTCGAATTTCCAAAAATATTCGCATATGTTCGTTGCGATAGAGGAATATTGAATTTTGTAACAAAATCATTGTAAATTTCTTGAGTACAATTCCAACCCTTGTTACAACTATTACAAGGAATGCCTATGTAGAGATTGGGGTTCACCGTCTTAACAGCTCCTAGTAATTGTTGTTGGAGACGCCCGCCCGCACGAAACGTCCAATTATCACAGTTTGTTAGTGTAGTTCCTAGCATAACTGAACGTTCCCCATCGCTGGGGCGAATAATGCCAAATGGTACACCCTTTGTAATTTTATCCAGTAGAATATCCAGATGTTCACGCATTGTGCCCTCCGCAGGAAGTGGCTCATTCTTTGGCACAGATGATACAAATTGGGGAACTTCGTTGAGTGTGTACGCGTTCATCCCCTCCTTTTCCCAATGCTGTTTTCCGATATGAATGCTGTGGATCGAATTGAAAAAGCCAGTTTGATTCCCGCCCGCAAAGTATTTATCCGCATAATCACGTTCAAAAAACTTGTTTGGACTATCGTAATTGCCGAGTTCAAGTATCTTTGATACGCGCGTCATCGAAGGCTGTAAAGAATAATGAGGCCAATATCCACTGTTAGGTCCAACAATATCATCGCGCTTTTCGTGAAGGGTAAATCCAGGTTCCAATTCAACTCCACCATTGCCGCCAAGTTGGTCGTATACGACTCCGTAGTTACGGTTGAATACAATCTGATGAACATTTTGCCCCTGATACTTAATCAAATAGCTGAGCGCACGCGAAACATAGAATTCCTTACGAATGTAGACCCAATCGTCTTCAAGGTGTATCCAATAGAGCGGCTTCATCTCGGATAATTTTTTCCATATCAAGTTCATACTTTCGCGATGCCCCCGTTCCGCAGGCGACTTCATATAGTAATCGAAGAACGGATACTGTGTACGCATTTTCTGCCGATCTTCTACACTCGAGTTATCATCCATACAATAGAAATACTCAATCTTATCCACGTCTAGCCAATTATTAAGAATGGAATTGACCGTTTGCTCAAATAAATCAAATCGTTTACAGGTAGTCATTGTCAACATAATCTTAGGATTTGCGGTGCGCGGAGTTATCTTACGAGTCGATGGTGCCGTAAGTTGAGGGCGATAGAACTGAATAACCTTTGTTACAACATCATAATGTATGGGATTGAACCGTGTGCCGTGGTGCCGTGCCACATCAATATATGTAAGTAAATTTTGTAAGAATTCAGGATTCTTGGGTAAATACGATATACCAAATTGTAAATTAAAAATCAGATTATGCATCCACCATTCACTTGCCACAAATTTATACTTAAAAATAATCTCATACATTTTGATATATGTATCATAATGCTTCATTCTGTCACATACGATAATCATATAGTATGGTAAATAGAATTCGTATTCCGCTTTCTTAGCAAATAGTTTATCACCTAGATGGTCTGGATTGTAATGATTTTCTAAATAATTCTGTATGAGTGTATAATACATATACGCAATATCAGGACCGTCGTGAATACAATAATATTTGATAAGACGATAGATACATTCGACACGGGTTTTGTCGTACTTATACGATTCTACAAGATAACTCACCCCTTCAAATGGTTTATCTAGAAGAACATATTGATCAAAGATTTCTAGGCATGCCACATAGAGCTCTTGTATCCATAAATTGAGCGTGAGAGCCTTTTTATAATATTCAATAGCCTTCTCGTGCTTATTTGCCGAATTATAACTTTGCGCACAGTAGAATATATACCGATTGTATAATGGATCTTTCTCAACAAGTGCCTTTTCGGCAGCTTTCTCCAAGATAAACGCATCTTTGAGATATTTATCAGGATCCCTATTACGATCACCTGAACGACCTGAAAAGAAAAAATAATTTCCTAGCACATCGACTGGCGCCGCACATTCTTCTAGACACGAGGCATATTCGTGTAAAACTCCCTTGAAACACCATTTTTTGCGATTGTTGAATAATTGCGGGCGCGAGTAACGTATACCTTCACCGCCACCAAAGACAAACTTATAAAAATCCGCATCGAGAACGGCAGGTAACTTAAAATCCCCTTGAATCTCGTCATCGGCATCCCATACAAATACATAATCGGTCTTATTGTAAGCAGCCTCAAATGCCTTTGTGCGATTGTACCCAAAATCCTGCCAAGGGTGTTCAACAAGTTCACCTGGTATATTACAAGAGGCAAAAAACTCCTTAATAAGTTCGCGCGTATTATCGGTCGATCCTGTATCGCTAATTACCCAGTAATCTAGGGGAATAAACTTCATAATATGCTTGAGCGTATTTACAATAATATGAGACTCATTTTTCACAATCATATTTAGGCATATCGTCTTTTTAGCAGACGCCATTTCTAACAGATTCACAGCATTAGAGTTTTAGACCACCGATTGAGACCTAAACCCGAAATAATCTCTATAAGTTAGACGATGCCCATCTTTTGCGAACCTCTAGCCGCCGAAACCTTACAAGCCCTCAACCGCGCTGTGAATAATCTACCCGCCGAGCACCATCTACGTAAGGATAGCGAAGCCGGTATTGTTAGCATCGTTTACGATACCCAGAAAGATGTCACCGTATTTCATGGCAAGTCCGGTTTCTATTTTCGCCGTGGTGCCGTTGTTGACAGTATTAAAGCCGATATTAATAATGGTCGCGGACTCATTTGTACAGCCTATGAACTCTCCAACGCCGAAGCCTCCGCCTCTGTTCTTGCCGGCTTTGAGGAGAAGTTCGGACTCAAAAACGCCAAAAAGATCGATACGTATACGACGGAATTCAACAACCGGCGTTTCCTACTCGCCAAGTTCCCCGCAAATGTGATTAAACAATTGTTCGAAACTCAGGGCGGTACGATGAAGACGGGCTTCAAGGGACCTCGTGATAGCCTTCTCAAGATTCCAACGCTCGATAAGTACTTTGAGTTTAAGGAGTCCGCGGAGCCCACAGTTGCTTCAGTCTTTGCCACGCAGTATGAACAGGGAAATTACGATTACGTAAAAACGGTTCATTACCAACTTCTACAGGAGGTAATTAGTCGTCCAAATCTAGGAATTACATTAAGCCCGGTTGCGGAGTGGACGTCCTAGGTTTCGGCAAAGCCGAAATCTAGGCAGCCCCATCGCCTTCGGCGTGTGGGGACGTCCTAACTATTACCGGTTCAAAATGAGGCAATATGTGATGTTTCTTATTATAATGGCGATATAATAAGATAAGAATCACAGGAATTCCTATAAGGATAATAATAATACTTGGTATTCCAAACATAATAAATGGATCACCATTTTCAACTGTTGTAAACCTTGTTCTGTTTGCCATAGGCGATAATGACGGTAGAACCATTTAACTTATTGTTTGAAGTCCAGCCCTATTTCAGTTTTTTCGTAAAAGCCGCGGAATACAAACCTTTTTCACGAGAAGAGCCATATAATGTCTTTTCTCGCGAATTTAGAATGGCGACGTGCCGAGAAAGGCTTTGCCAAACCAACCGCAATGTCTCCTGTTCCCGATATTCAACCGATTCTTAATGCCGTTGTTAATGCACCGAGTAGTTTTGGTATTCAGCCCTACGTTGTAAAGGTAGTGACAAGCGACGAGGTGAAGAAGGCGTTAATGCCAGCGTGCTATGGACAGCCCCAAGTTGAGCAGTGTACTCATTTACTCGTATTCTGTACTCGGAATAATCTAGAAGAGCATCTAGAACATTTTATAACTCAAACGAAGCCGCCGGCGAATCTAGAATCTATGATTCGTAGCGCCTTATCTGGTAATAGTCATCCGGTTCAGTGGGCGAAGCATCAGACATATTTGGCACTAGGATTCGCATTGGCGGCGGCAGCAGAACTCAAACTCGCCAGCTGTCCGATGGAGGGGTTTTCCTCAGACGGAGTTGGTGCTGTTCTAGGATTGCCTCACACGCTTGTTCCTACCGCGCTGCTGGCAATAGGGCTTCAGGATCCAGCTGCGCCTAGCTTTCCACGGTTCCGCTTTCCATATGTTGAACTTGTACAATGGATTACGGAGCCGCCAAATACGGTTCGCCCCATTAAGTCTCGTTACCGTCACGCAACACCAGTAAGACGGCGTAAAAATGAAAAAATTGATGAAGCTGCTAAGTAAAAGAGGGCATCAGCTCCTTCCTTTCTATTCCTTCATCAACATGCCTATCGACCAAATCGAACTTAACAACTTCACGAATCTAGCTCTAAACTTTGTTCGTGAATTTGAGGATTCCCAAGAGCATGCGACTGTTGCCGATGCTATTATTCATTTGCTCATTGACAATATAGACTATAGTATCAATCAGCCAGACCATCCGTTCAACCTGTATGCGAATCCTAATATCAGCATTGATGAAACTATTCATAGGATTCGTGACCATGTAATGTATAACCTTGCTAATGAAAACAACTTTACACGCGGTCTAGTACGTGCTTTCTGTTCACCCGGCGGGGTCAATCGTGAAGCGCTAGAGGAACTGCTCGATATTTATTATGCTTTCTCCCTCAACGCAATATATGATGATTAAATAATACTTTAGTATCCTGCTAGTTTCGTCCATAATGTATCACTGTTTTTCACTTCGTCAGCATTTAGTGCGCAGAACCAATTGAACTCAAAGCGGCGCACGAGTTGATCGCCATCCCACGACATAAATACTGTATTGGGTAGCACAGCTGACTTAGGGTCATTTTCATCGTCTCTTAGACGTCCAAAGAGATCTTCAAGTTCACGCGGGCGTCCATCAGGAAGTCTGCCACCATCAGCAGCACGGAGAACTACAGTTCCTAGATCCTTCTGATGTTCCCATACGTAGAGTGATTGACGGCGCGCAATCGCTGCGCTCCAAGCTTGAGGTCCACGCTCGAACAAATCATTGATTTCCTTTGCGGCATACGTCCACGATGCCGTATTTGGTACTGCTGCCCAACCTACGTATGGAGAAGGTCCGGGTGCGACGGCGGTCGCAGTACTTACACGAGGCTCATCGGGGTCAGTACCAAACACTGCTGTATTGAAATCCTTAATCAGTGGATAGAAGCTTGGACCTAGACATAGAGTTGAGTTCGCATCCATTACAAGTCCGCCACGAGTATTACATATATTGGCGATTACCCAGCGGCGCCATAGAGCGGGAGGTAGACGGGTAACTTTCTTATCGACATTGGGAAAAAGGGCAAGTACTGCGCTACGTCCAATGAGTGGTACAATACTGAAATCGGCACCTTGTGTGCGTTTCAGGGCTTCTAATGAGACTTGGAGGTATCCACGATTTGGCATATTGCTATTACGCGCGCCAAAGTCCCACCAATGA